CGAATAGTGATCCAGAAGATTATAGAGTATTTAGATATAGAGATGATGATCAAATCATTGTATCTACAAAAGTTATCAAGTTCGTTGGTAACTGTGAAAAGATGCTTAATCTATTCTTTATGCTTGGTTATATTATCAATACTATTCCATATCAAGATATTCAGGATTTGGTTATCGACAATATGGCAATCAATGGTTTCTCTTATGGGATTAATAACCAAATGTTTGGCTTTGCTATTTCTGAAACTTGTAGAGCTAAAGATGACGAAACTATTCCATTCAGATTATCTGGTTCTAAAGATATGAATGCATATAAGTCCATGTCTCTCCGTAATGTATCTAGACTTATCTCTCCATATACAGCTTTGATCTCTGAAGACTTTGATGAGTCTGTATTAGCTGCTATGCTTAATGAAAATCCTAAAGAAACACCTTTAGAAGAGATCTTAGTAGGGGAGAACTAGCAATCAAGCTAGAAGGCTCTAGTATAACATTATATTAAATCTGGGGGCCATTTTTTGCTATGTGTCCTAGTCATTATAGTGAAATATGATAATCCTTAGGTTCTATATATATAGAATCACTAATAATCATTGATTGTAATGATTTCAAATTATTAGTTTTTCGAAAAATTAATAACTTTTTTATTTAATGAAAAAGGAGGAACTCGATATGCCAGCTCCTGGTGTAACTACCATCATCGACGATCAGTCTGATATTCGATCTCTTACGAGCATTACAGAAGACACTACTGACCGTCCGATATTCATGGTCGCAAGTTCTGCTGATAAAGGTCCTGAAGAATGGAAACATAAAGTTTTCGGTAATGAATTTTTTGATTTATACGGTAAAACTCCTTCTTACTCCAAACATGGTCAACCTTTAATCCAAGCTGCAAATATTATCAATGCTGGTGGCTACGTTACTTTCAAACGTATTGTTGCTACTGATGCTACTCTTGCAAATATTGGTGTAGTTGCAGAAGTTAAGAACGAAAAGAAACAAAAAACAAATGACAATGGTCTACCATTGTTCACTAACCCTACAACTAACAGACTTACAACAGATGCTAATACTAATGGTATTCCTAATATCCCAGTATTGGAAAACTTCGTTAAAATCACTTATCGTTTGAAATCTGTTGCTTCTGATGGCAATGATGTTAAAAAATTCGGTAAGATCTTGAAAAACGATTTCGGTCATAAACATGAAATCGGTGAAGATGACGAATATGTATTGTTCTTGTTAGCTGATAATGGTCGTGGTGCTTCTAATAAATCTTTCCGTATTTATTCTGACACTACTAGCTCCCATCCAGTTTCCTATGTGCGCTATTTCATTGACATTATCGAAAATGGTATTACATTAGAAACTATTTCCTTCACAATGAACCCAGACGTTGTTGAAAAAGATAAAAATATGGCATTGTCTAATGCAATCCGTATGCAATCTCGTCAACTTCGTGCATTGTTCTTCGATGACGAATATGATGCATTCGTAAACAACGTAGGTTACTTAATTGGTGATGATGACTTCAAAATGGCTGACGTATTGTTCGGTACAGACTTGAATGGTCGTGATTACAATAACCTTGCTGTAGACGTTTCTGATGGCGTAAACCTTTCTAACGTAATGGGTATCAGATTGCAAAATGGTTCCAATGGTTCCTTTGGCGATCGTCCTATTAAAGCTAAAGAATATGAAGCAGAATTGATCAAAGCTTTCGACGGTTCTTTCTCTGATGATATCTATGACTTGGATAACAACCGTATTGACTGTATTTTCGATGCTAACTATCCAAAACCAGTTAAACGTGCTATTGAACAATTAGCTGCATTCCGTGAAGACTTCGTATACTTCCGTGATATGGGTCTAAACATCAACTCCATTGAAGAACTTCGTATTAAAGATTATGAAAACGCTAAGAATCGTTACTGTGCAACATACATGAACTCTTACGAAATTTATGATCCTTATACTAAGAAACAAATTCCTGTTACAGTTACTTATGACTTAACTCGTCTATTTGTTAAACACTTCATCAATGGTCGTAACCGTCCATTCTGTGGTCAAAAATATGAAATCATTATCCCTAATGATACATATGTTGAAGGTACATTGAACTTTGCTCCAAAACATACTCCATACGTTAACCAATTCAAAGAATTAGATGATCTTCGTATCAACTACTTATCTTTCTATAACGGTGATGTATTGACTATGAACTCTGAGTATACTTCTCAAACTAGATATACTCAATTATCTTGGATCAATAACGTTCTAGCCGTTCAACAAGTAATCAAAGCTATTCGTGAACTTTGTCCTAAGATCCGTTATAGCTTCCTTGATGGTGATGACTTGACTAAGTATAAGAAAGACGTAAACGACTTGATCGTTAACCGTTATTCTAACTTGTTCTCTTCCTTCGAAATCGAATACGTATCCAATGCATTGTATAATTCCAATAAAATTATCTATGCTTGCTTATACGTTAAATTCCGTAATTTCGTTCAAACAGAGATCTTCAAGATTATTGCGTTGGATTAATAGGAGGGTAATAAATAATGTCTAAAGAAACCGTAAGCAATATTTTTGACAGTACCCTCGACCCTCGCGATGTAACCAAATATACATTGATGCGTGGTGTAACAGACTTCACAAATCTTCAACAATTTGATTTGTACGAAACTGGGTACTCCTTCTTGATCTGTCTTGATATTCCTAAATTCTTGACAGCTCTTAGAAGCCGTAATAATACATACGATACTTTGATTCGTAACTACCGTCATATCTTAGAATATGAATTCCGTGGTGCTCAAGGTATTGAAGATATCGGTGCAGAAACTAACCAATTAACAAATGGTATCACTGATCTCAACATTATTACAAAAACTACTGAACAAGGTGGTACTTCCTTCAGCATGAACTATTACGAACGTTCTGGTTCTTTGATTACTAAGGTTAACGAATTATTCATTCGTGGTGTAAAAGACCCTCGTACTCAATTCAAACGTTATAATGGTTTGCTTAAATATCCTGAATACACAGGTAAAGACAATGCTGGTCTTACAAAAGGTTACCAATCTGAAATCTTCCATTTCTTATTGATTGTAACTGATAACACTGGCTTGAATGTTGAAAAAGCATACATCCTTGCTTCTTGCCAACCAAACGTTGCTAATACTTCTATTTACAACGTAACTCGTGGTGAAATCAACTTCTCTGAAATCGCATTGCAATTCAATGGTTTCCCAATTCCTGGTCGAATTGTAAACCAACGTGCAGTGGAATTCTTGGATTTCATTAACAAACACACTTGCTTCGATGAAATGGAATTCGGATACAATATCCTCAACAAATCCTTGCATCCTGAAGCAGCTGTTGAAGTATATGCTGGTTCTGCTGACGCTACTGTTGCAGATTCCCCAACATATGATAGCATTGTTAACCTTAAATCTACTATCTAAGATTAATAATACACAATCTATCCCTCTATACCGTTTCGGCGGTATAGAGGTTCTTTATGTCAAAGTGATTAAATAGTATCCCCGGTACATTAAGGTAATTATTGCTAAAATCGACATTTTATTTTTAGGAGGTACAAATCATTGGCTGACGACAATAAAAAAGGAAGACGTACTCCGACACCAGATGAGCTACCTATTGTAAGCATGGATACAAATAAGAAAATTGCTGGTAGTATCCAAGCTAACATTGATGACCTATATAAGAATACATATTTTACGAATAATGATAATAGTAAATATATTGATAGTATCAAGCGTAAGATGGATGATGACTTAGAAGGTCTTATTGATAAAGCCAAAGCTCAAAATGGCGGAACAAATATGGCTGATCTCTATGCTAGAACATTAGCCAGAAATGATACTGATTCCCTTAATGAAATCAGATCTGCATTAGAAGATGAAACAGTACTAGCTGATATCATGGACATCTATTCCCAAAATGCTTTGGTTAGAGATCTAGATAGAGAGATTGATACTGTTTGTAAATATATGCCTAAATTAGATGAGGCATTAGATATCAAAAAAGATAATGTACTATCTGCAGACCATTTTAACGATGATGCCGTTCGTATTACTATTGAAAACGTTAGTGGTACTGGTATTAAGAATGATAATACCAATAAATCTGAAGCAGATGGGTCTGATCTAGAATTATTTGCTAGAAAATATGATCTAGAAGCTTTTAGAAATGAATTATATTCTAAGACAGCAAAATATGGTGAACAGTTTGTATATATTGTTCCATATAAAAGAGCTCTAGAAAAACTTATTGCTAGAACAGATGGGGCAAGTTTGTTATCCGAAGAAGGAATTCTTACAGAAGAATCTATTAATGAAGGATTGCAATCTATTAATGAGACTCTAAGCTTTAGATATACAGATACTGATGAATCTAAACTAAAATCATTTGGAGCTCAAGAATTATATGATTTATCTGAATCTACTTTATCCGATTCAAGTTTAGAAGGATTAAAATCTAATAATATCGAATATTCTGGATTAGATATCGAAATAAACAAAACAGGAGTAATTCCAGGTATCATTGCTCAGGAATGTAATATGAGACGCATTTTCAGTGAAACTGTCTCTCTATTTGGTGAGGAGTCGCTTGGATCTGCACGCAATGCATATCTTTCTAACTCTCTTTATTTTAAAAATATTAATAAAAAATTAAAGAAAGCTGCTCAAGGAGGAACTTTAGAAGGTCCTACTAGTTTAGCTGATGATGGTTTAAAAGATTTAGATGAACCAACAAAAGCTAATGATGCAGAACAGTTGGAAATCCCTGGTGCTGTATTTGAGATCTTAGAGCATGATAGAGTAAAACCTATCTATATTAATAATACATGCCTAGGATATTATTATATCGAAATGAATGATCCTAATGGTGGTAATGCAGAAGAACAAATGACCTTTACTTCTACATTAGGTGGTATGAGACCTAGAAGAACTGCTAGAGAGAATGAAGCAAATGGTGGTACTTCTACTCAAGATAATGAAGTTCTTATGAAAATCGCTAGAAAGATTGCTCAAAGAATTGATAAGAAATTCATTAATTCTAATCAAGATATTGCTAAAGAGATCTATACTGTATTGAAATACAATGCTGATAATAATGGTAAGACTACTAAACTTCGTATTAGCTTTATCCCACCATCTGATATTATTCATTCTTACTTCGAATTGAATAAGAAAACTCATCGTGGTGTATCAGATATCGTTAAATCTTTATTCCCAGCTAAATTATATACTTGCTTATATATCTCTAATACCATTGCATTATTAACTCGTGGTTATGATAAACGATTGTATCATGTGAAACAAACAATTGATACAAATATCACATCAGTACTTCTTAACGTAATTAATCAGATCAAACGTTCTAACTTCAATCTACGTCAGATTGAAAATATGAATAATATCATGAACGTTACTGGTAGATTTAATGACTTGGTAATCCCTCAAAATGCTAATGGTGAATCTCCTGTAAGCTTTGAAATTATGCCTGGTCAAAACGTAGAAGTTAAAACAGAGTTTATGAATATGCTAGAAGAAATGGCTGTAAACCAAACAGGTGTTTCTTTAGAAATGGTAAATAGTAGATATCAAGAATCTACAGCCACTCATCTTACTATGAGTAATGCTAGATTCCTTATTAAGGTTTATGCTAGACAAAAACTATATGAGCCAATCTTATCTGCTATCTATACTAAACTCTATCAATATGAATACAATACGAACTCTATTGTTAAAGTAGAGCTTCCTCCTCCAATCATGTTGAACTTTACTAATACATCTCAAATCTTGTCTATGTCTCAAGAGTTGATTCAAAATATCGTTCAAATGAAATTCGGTTCCTCTCAAAATGAACAAGAGAAATTAGCATTTACTTCTCTTCTTATGGAATACTATTATGATTCCTTCTTACCAATGGATAAGATTAATGCAATGGCTGACAAGGCTAAAGCTAAAACAGCTGCCAATAAACCTGTATCCGCTGGTGGTGATGGAGGAGATATGGGTGGAGCCCAATATTAATTCTAAATGAAAACTCTAACTAAATAATAATGAAAGAGATTTTAAAACTTAATAAAAAAATAGTGTTGTATGAAAATACATTTTTAAGGTGAGTATAAATTAGACCAAAAAGTTTTTCTAATCAGAAAATGCTCTATACATTATATTCAATATTTAGCTTCACCTTAAAACTCTCTTAAATATTATGACCTACTATTGTGAGTTTTTTCACATACTTTTCCAACTACAATAGTATCGTAACATTTAACTTTCTCCAAAAAGTATTTTACAGCAATTCCTTAGTTGATCTCTTTCATAAAATCCTATCAGATTTTAATCAAAATCCTAATAAAGAGCACGGTATTAAAAATAAATAATTATTTTTCCACACAAAACTTGTTACAACAAATCAAGGATAATTGTGGTCTAAATTTAAACAGTATTCTCATTACCTCAAGTAACCAATATTAAGAATGTATAATGACAATACATCAAACCTTTTATATAAAACTGTAATGAAAGAAATACTAGCTTAATTTAGAAACTGCTTAATTAAAAGATGATAGGTTCATTTTTGTACATTTTATGATTCTATTGAGTTACCGTGGTGTAAACTTTGACCAAAATGTATGTTATGACATAGAAACACAATACTTGTAGAAAAATTTCAATTTACTGCACAAAGAATTGGAGAAGGGATTAATTCCCTTCTCCAGCTTCTTTTGTTAATTCAACTACTTGTTTCAAATTAGGTCTATCTTGTATAAGTTGTAATCTTCTCTTTTCTTCTCTTTCAATCTCCAATAGTTTTTGATTAATATCATGATCTGATAATTGTATTTCTACACAATCTGTTGCAATCTTTTTAAATAGAGGTTTCTTAGAAGCATAATAGTGTTTTAGGGTAGAGAAGCCAACGTCTACTACATCTACATATCTTGTATTATGAGCTCTAGTCCTACCAAAGGTTTGTTTTGTTAATACTTGAGATTTGAATGGTTCATTAAGAACGATAGTCATTTCTAATCCTTGAATATCTAATGCAGCGCCAGCTGATTTAGTAGTAGTAAGAATAATTCTATTATTAAGCTCTTTAGTCTTACTTTCTTTTGGAACTAATGATGAGAACAACCCTACACTTAAATTAGGATAATAATACTTTATCCAATAATAAGTTCTCATGATAGCATAATTAGTTCCAATATATATTAGAACTTTACCTTGCGGTGATATAGTTTGTTCTATCATAACCATTAGTATCTTAAGTATCTTATAATAGTTTTCTTGGAATGTGAGATACTCAGTATATTTAACCCTATCAAATCCATAGATATTGCTACAAGCTGATATATCTGTTGCTTTAGGATGAGAATTAAACAGCATCGATATATAACTAGTATGAGGATCTTTATCCTCATCAAACAAGTCAATAGATGGAACTGTTTTAAAAGCTGTTTGATATATTCTATTATTAAAGAAATCAGATTGAATAGGAGTGGCTGTTAGATAATAAGTCTTTGCCACATCTGTAAAGAAGTCAATCATACAGATATTATCAAACCATAAATGTGCTTCATCATATATCTTAACACCAATTTCTAATCTTCTAAATAGAGCAGATACCATATCCCAACCATATTTCTTAGCAAAAGACTTAATAGTGCTATGAGAGCATAAGAAGAACTTAATCTTAGATACATCTTTCATACCATTAATAAGTTTAGCAATAGATCCAACACCTGCTATAGTATAAATCTCATCATCTCTGAGATTGGTGTATTCTTTGATCTTTTCTCTCCATTGGTCTATCCAATCTAATGAAGAGGTGATCATCATAGTTCTCATAGAAAGATAAGCAAAGGTTACTATGGCTACATATGTTTTACCAACACCAGTATTCAAATTTACTTGTAACTGAGCTGCTCTCTCATTTCTTTCATATGGAGGTATTCCTAAACAGAATTTAATAGCCTCTTTTTGCTTTTCATCTCTTGGAGTATATTTTAACTTTACTCCATTTACCCTAGCAAATTTATCAGGACCTACTTTATGAAAGATATCTCTACCAAAAGATCGTTCTATGTAATACTGTTCTATACCAGCAGGAAGGTATAGATCTTTCTTTTCTGCATCATAATACATACCCTTAGCTTCTAATCTATGATATGCTTTGTTGTATACTGAGAATTTGCGTTCAATAAACTCATTATCACCAGGTTCATAATTGTGGATGATAGTAGTAGTTTTACGCATCTCTATTTTGCTATTTATATTATTCATTATATTTCTCCTTAAATTAGATTACTATATCGTCTCATTTCTCATATTTATAGTATACAACCGAGATTATAAATAAAAAAAATAAAGAGAGCAGATTAATTCTGCTCTCTATTCTTTGTTAAGGTCTAAGAGTCTTTATGACATTTTCTATTTCCTTCATAGTTCTATGATGAACCTCTAAAGATAATAATAGTTTTTGACTATCTAATCCAAGATCTTTGGATATTATTTTTATGAGATCCATTTTATCTTCTCTAGTACAAATTATTTTAGAGAATGTCACAAACTCTTTATCTTCATTTTTGAAGTCGATTCTTTTGTTATATAGAATCTTGCTAAGCTCTTTAGCATTATTGTAATACGTATCTGTCATAGTACGACATTTTTTAAATAATACCTCAGTCATCGCATAGAATGATTTAGGATTCAATGCTAAAAATTCTTTGCGTTCACTATGATAAAAATTGATCATTTTTTCTTAAATTTCCTTTCAAATTTTGGAGTTATTCTCATAACTAGTTTTAACTTAGCTGGATCTAGTTTTACAAACTCCTTTGCTGTGTAATCTACTATTGTGCTGCTTTCTATATTACTTATACCATCACAATATGCAGGTTGTCCACTACTTAATTTAAATCTCTTTTGGTTATAAAGTAGCTCATGTAGAGTTACCCCTAATTGGAAATATACTTCATCAGCTCTTCTACCCCTATTCATTCCAACTGAATCTTTATTAATTTCACATTTGAATTCAGCTGTTTCAAAGGCAGTTTTTAAGGTTGGTTGAATCATATCAAAGAAGTCTTCCACTCCAACATTGTTAGGAACCATTAGATCAGTATATTCACTTTTTATCATTAACACTACCATATGTTTTCCAACTTCTTTCCATATAATTTTACGCATTCTGCATTAGTATCTCTAGCAACATTCATTGCATTTAATCCTAATTCTTGTTTTAGAATAATAGCTTGTTTACAGAATACATATACGGCTTTGAAATCTTTGAGTTTGAAGTTGTAGTATTTACAAGCTTCTTTCATTACAAGATTCTCATCACCTCTAGCGAATGTTACATTTAGAATATGGCTTCTATGCATTCCAGTAGATGATGTAAAGTAAAACCCATATACATCTTTCTTATTCATTACTTTTGCTATAACTTTAGCAACTTCCACCATCATATTCTTTGGAGAGTTTTGGTATTCAATAAGATAATATCTTTTATCTAATAAAACAAAAGCTTTGATCAATCCCTGTAAAAATATCTCTGGTTCAAATGTATAATCCTGAATTCTTTCGACAGTATTCTTATTCTTGTTCGTTACTTTTAATTTAAATCTAATCATTCCCTGTACCCCTTTTTATTATTCTACTACAAACTTTGGTTCCCAGAATCTTTTCATATCTTCACCATAATAATATACTATGATGGATTTAATATGATTCTCTAAGAACTTAAAATCTCCTTTTACGAAATATTTCTTAGAATAAAGCACGTCATAAAATCTTTTAAAGTGAGTTTTAAAGAACTCAAAGAATTCTTCACTCAAGACTTTTTTAATAAGTTCTCTTCCATCCGATTCTTCTAATGATATAGAATCAAGGATGATATGACCATAAATAAAACTCCCGTCAAATAGAATTTGCCCTAGATAATTAGCTACTTTGGTTACCATTGTATCAATGAAGTCATATTCATCGATCAATGTTCCATCTCTTTTAAAACTATCAGCTTTAAAAGCGAATGATAGCATTTGATTCTGCAAATACGATGCCATTTGATCTGCATTTAGATATAGATCATTGCAATCTAATATCCTCCTAGAGTCTAAAATATTACATACAAACATTTTATTTTTCCTCCTTAAAATTAATATATAATACTTCATAA